GATCACGGAAATGCCCAAATAACAATATAACTACAATAAATGACAAAACAAACAAGAAAGACTGCCGCAACAAATGCTTCGGCAAAGTCTTTCATTACTCTTCTGTCATTGGCTGAACAGCACCACGGGCAGCACCAGTAGCAAAGTCTTGGACAGCATCACGACCCCAATCAATTCCAAACTTCTTACCAATCCTGATAGCCTCTTGAATCTTATCTTGGTCAAAAGTGCCATTCTTCTGTTGAAGTGCCGAAAACACTTTTACAGCATCAGTGGGGTTTAACAATAAGGTCTTGAGCTTTTCCTCTGTTGCCTCAGATGCTTTGTTTGCCCAGAACTTACTCATCAATGAGCTAATGGCATAAAACGGCCCAGAAACAGGGTTTGTGAAGCGTGAGATAACTTGCTCTGGAGGAATGCCAACAACGCTCTCAAATGGTGTTTTAGGTACTGTTTCAACCTTAAATGGCACATTTGTTAAGTCTCTGTTAAGTCTGCCAGAAACCAAAGCAAAGTCTTGAACCTTTTGAGCGTATGTTGGCCCAAACACCCTGTTAAAAACAGCCGCTTTTGTTCTGTCATTCAATGTTGCAACTGGATCACCCGAACGAACAATGTCATCCAACATAAAAGAACGAGCCGCATTTACTGCATCTTTGTTTGCTCCATACTGTTGCATAAACTTGTTTGTAAAGTTCACATCACCATACATTCTAGAAACCAACTCTTGTGGACTTTTAAAACCACTAGAGCTTACGATTTGGTCACCAGCAACCTTCTTGAAGGCGGCATCCAAACGATTACGCTCTGCTATTAGGGCAGTAACATTATTTGAAGCACTACGAAGCTCATCCTCTAAGCCTGGCACTAAGGACATACCGCCCTGATTCTTAGCTAACCATTTATTAGCTGCTTTAGGGTCTATAACATCATTCTTAAGAGCCGCACGACTGAAACTGTCGTAGAAGGCATCTCTTGCCACACGAATACCATCTTCACCTGTAGCCTTGATAAAGTCATCCACATTAGACTTGTTACCAATAATTGCTGGAGCAATCTGCTCAACAAACTTCTTGCGGTCAACAGCTTTCAAGGTCTCAGAATTGAATGGCAAACCAACCTTTTGGAAGTAAGAAGCATCAGCATTGCGATAAGCCTGAACAAAGTCAGGATCAAGGTTATCAATGTGTCCACCAACACGAGCTTTCAATTCAGACAATAAACGAATATCAGCGGGTTCGCTTGTTTTACGCAATTGCTTATTGATTTCTCGCTTGAGAGAGTCCAAATCTTCTACTGTAGCGGCAGTAAACTTAATCCCACCCTCGGTCATTGGCTTGCCTTCTGCGGTCAGAATAGGGCTTGGCGCTACTTCTGTAGGACGGAACTTCGCACGAACACGATTGTAGATAGATGGGAAAGTCTTAAAGATGTCAGATGCTTGCTCACCCGCAACGAAGTTAAAGATATCATCAACAGAACCAGCAGGTAATTTAACATTGTTCTGTTTAGCAATGTCAAAAGCCTCTGTATAAAGTGGCTTAACCAACTGATAAGCGGCATCTTCTTTGGCGGCAACAAGTGTAGAAACACGTTGACCAAACACATTGGGGTCAAGAGTTGCGTCTTTGTAAGTATCTGCAATCTGCTCATCAATGGTGCGAGTTCTACGGGCTTGTGGTTTAGCCAAATCAAGCGGAGAGATATTCACACTAACTTTAGATGGATCACCAAACAATCTAACCTGACTAGCAGCCAAAGCCTGTTTAGCTTGTTCAAACTGATTGCCATACTGCGCCCTGAATACAGGGTCTTTAGCAGAAAGACTTTGAATCAACTGGTTGACAACAGGATTGTCTGCCAACAAAGAACTCACAGGCATCTGTATTGGCGCACCACCAGGTGTTTTCAATGAAAGATTTTGTTGTGCTTTGGCGGCTTTAACAATGGTATCCATAATTGTTGGATCGGCAGCACCTGCGGCAATAAAGATATTACTAATTCGTTTGTCTACATCTTTAAGTAATTCATCTTCAGGAACAGTTCCACTAACTTTACTCCATTGAGAAGCGGCAGCATCAAATGCTTTACCAGCTAAAGGAACTGTTTTTAATGTTGTTCCTAAAGCATAAGAACCACCGCCACCACCAAAAACACTACCAACAACCCGACCAGTAGTAGGAGCACCCATTTTTTCGCCAATATACTCACCAGCTTGACCACCCGCTTCAGCAGTAGAGCCAACAACTTGTTGTTCAGCAGGACGTAATATTGTTTGACCAAACAAACCCATACGCCTTGTAGCCGCTAATGCTGGGAATAGATAGCTATATGGAGAAGTAACTGCTTCTGTGCCTTCTGCTGCAATCTTTTGAAAACCACCTTGAGGCTCTGCACCAGTAGTTCCTAAAGTCTCCATGACACTTTTGTAAACAGGCTGACTAGCGGCTTTAAATGTTTCTACAATTCCACCTTCTGTAGGAGGGGCAGATAGATCACTTCGCAATGGTTGGAATATGTTTTTTCCTCTAGCAAAGCCACCAGAGGCTCTCATCCCCATAGTAAGAGGATTAACACCTGCACGCTCTAAGGCAGAGAATATAACATTAGATAAACCAGATGTAGTTCCTGCAAAACTTCCAATGCCTTTTCGTGCGGCCTCAGCCATCACAGCACCCGTAGAAGGTGCTTCAGGCTTTTGTGCTGCCAACATTTTTAGTGTTTGGTCAGAAAGAGCTTCAATATTGCCAGTAGAAAGCGCCTCTAACTCTGCATCAGACAAGGCGTTAAGGTCTAATTTGCTCATTTTTTACCTTCCTGACGTTTTTTTAACAAAGCACGAGCTTGTTCAGCTAAATCACCCGTTACTGCTGGCGCTTGTTGACCTGAGAACTCTGGGAAATCAAGGGCTTGGTCAACACGAGCCTTTTCGTAGCCAGGATTACTGTAAGCAATTTTACGTTGTGCTTCAATTTCAGTCTTAGCTTTATTTGTAGAAACTTTCTTAATAGCTAAAAGTGTCTTCTTGATTTTTTCTTGTGTGTCAAGAGTTGGTGTAGAAGTAAACAATCTAGCTACATAATCAGCAGTTCCACCAAGCAATGAAGGATCAGCGCCAGCCGCTAACAATTCCTTCTGACTTAAATCTCCAGAACCAGAAATAGCCCTTGCAAATTGTGTTTGCGCTGCCCTAAAAGATGCAAAGTTGTTTGTATCAATAGAGTCTTGGATATTTTCCAAAGCATTATCAGCAGCCGTTACTGCTTTAAGTTGAGGATCAATAGTACGTTGAACACTTGCCCTAAATTGAGGGATATCTGCCAATGCTTTATCACCAGGCAATACCAATTTAGAAGCGCTTTCTTTAGCCTTTTTTACACCACGTTCTTCTAATAAAGTGTCAATTACAGCTGCCTCTGCTTGAGTTAATTCATCAAAGTTTTTACCAAATCTTGCTTTGGAAACTCTATCAGCTTCAGGCCCATAACTAGTTTTAGTGGGCTTTTCTGGTTTTTCAAATAACATCAAATCTTCGGGCTTACCCGTTCTTTGAAATTCTGCAAGACTTTCAGGCGTATATTTGCCTGTTCTTAATAATTGTTGAAATGGATCGGCAGCAGCTTTTTCACGCCCACGTTGTTGAGCCAAAGCCATCTCGCTTTGTGCTTTACGAGCGTATTCAGCCAATGCAAAAGCACCTTGTTGGTCGCCCATCTGAGCAAGAGTTTTAGCCCCATTTAATAAAGACGTTGGATCAGACTGATCTAGTTGACCAAGAACCTGTTGTCTAGCACTAATCATCTTCAGTTGTGGGTCTTCAATGCCCATAGCACCCGCAATGCCACGACCTAGCTGACCAACACTAGCCTGAAGTCCCGCTTGAGCCGCAGCACCAGGCGAAAGTTGAGCCAATGCAATACCACGATTTAAGTCTTGCCCATATTGTTGGGTTTGATACATTTGTGGAGTCATACCAAACAGACCCGCTACGATATTTTCAGCCATGATGATTCCTTACAAATATAAGCCAAGGTCTTGATTACCATAGGCTAGACCAGTTCCAAAGCCTGATGAGCCTAAACCTGTTCCACTAAATGCTGACTGAAGGCCACCACCGAGCAATCCACCTATTGCTGAACCAAACTGAGCATTAGGATTACCTGCCGCAATCAAACTTTGAGCCGCTAAGTTTCTAGTTGCATCAGCACTTGTTGCCAAAGCAGTACTTAAACCTGCGCCTTTTAAGCCCAATTGACCAACATTTGCACCTGCTTGAGCACTAATCTGTCCCAAGTTGATACCTGTTGTCAATGGTTGTTGACCCAAAGCCTCTAAACCTTGAACCTGACCCATAGCAGTCGTGTAAGGAGCATAAGCGGCTTGTTGACCTGCATAGTATTGACCCATAGTCTGAGCACCAGTTCCAAGTAATCCCGCACCAAATGCGACATTCTGTTGTCCATACTGTTGGGCATTAGCCGCCAATTGAGCTTCTTGTTGCGCTCTAGCGTTGTACAAAGCCTGTAGTTCAGGAGTTGTAGCACCCATAGTGCCACCTTGAGCAACAGCCAAACCACCACGACCTTGTTGTTGCAGTCTGTTTTGTAGATTAGCTAACTCTAACTCTCTGCCTGGTTGCAAGAGCGCCATCTGTTGATTTAGATAGTTCTGTGCAACAGATTCAGGAGATTGAGCAATGTATTGATTGCCAAGGTTAAACAAGTTCTGAGCGCCTGTTTGTAAAGGGGCAAACTGTTGTTGAGCCGCTTCAGCTTGAGTCAACCCTGCATTAGACAAAGCAACAAATCGGTCTTGTTGGGCTTTGGCTTCAGGGCTTAGTGTGTAACCTGCGCTTGTCAATTGACCTGTTACTGGATCGACTTGGAACTGTGAAGTACCAAAACGAGTAGTCATGCCAACTGGCCTGAAAGCAGCAGATGCTTTGGCAGCAGCAGTTTCAGCATCAATACGGGCTTGCGCTCTTTGAGCCGCTTCCCTAGATTCTTGCATCTGCAGCAAATTACCTGCTGTTCCTAATCCACCAGAAAATAGATTACTTAGGTTTGTTCCACCACCAAGAACACTATTAACAACAGAACCAACACCTGCATTAACAAGTGGTGTTGTAATTGATGGTGGAAGAACACCTGTAGGAGGAACTACAGGAGTAACTCCACCAGTAGGAATTGCGGGAGGAATAATTGTTGTTGGGAAAAGTGCCGCATCTGCCGCTAATTTAGCCGCTACAGACTCAGCAGTAATACCACCTGCCGCACCCGTCAGAAGACCACTACCGCCTGTTAGGTTTGTCAGGGTTGGTACAAACGCACCAGAAGTCAAAGCAGCAGCTAAAGTTTCAGCACCAAGAGTACCACCAGCCCCACCCAAAGCAAGATCAAGTTGAGCCAACTCAGCCATTGTTAGACCAGTAGTGCCAACAGTGCCAGTAGCAACTGCTTCTGCACCAATCGTTCCCAATGTTGATCCAGCAGGTGCAGTACTCAACAATCCTTCTGAAACACCAGGTATACCAAATGCAAGTGCCGCTAATGCCAAGCCGCCAAGAATTGTCTTTTTATCGCTTGTGTCTTTGCTCCATGTTGAAATAATAGGCTTGCCTTCAGCATCCTTTTTAATCTCATAAATAGTACCGCCACCGCCTGTAAAGGTAGAACCAAAGCGTCTGTTTGTTTCGGTTGCATCTACTTGATTAAGATCAGTAACGCCTTCTTTTGACAAATGACGAGCCATATCCAGAACAACTTGCTCTGATGCTGTTGGAGCTTTCCCCAAAAGTTTAGAAGCCTCATCAAAATTAAAGCCAACACTTTCGCCAGAAGTTGAGAAAACACCACCCTTTACCGCATTAGGATCAATAGAAGCAGTAATCTGTTTAGCCAGATTTAGAATGGTTGCACTATCGTATGATCTTCCTTGATAGTCAGTAACAGTTGCAGAGGCAACTTGTGTTTCTACTGGCGTTGGTGTAAGTAGTCCAGGTACTGGTGCTACTACAGGTGTAGGTGTTACTGGCGCTACAGGTGTAGTAATTTTGGCGGCACGAGAAGCATCAATTTGTGCTGCAAGCGTAGGATTAGCCGCACGAACAGCATCAACCATGCTATTAAACTGGCTTAAATCGTTATTCATCCAGAAACTAATAGCAGCTTCATCAGGTGATGGGTCAGCCTTTGGATTAGCGGCATACGCTGCTAGTACTTGTTCTCTTGTAGCCATGATTACTCCTTATTGTGGCGCATCAGGCCATGTAATAGTCCAAGGGAAACCCACTTGTGTAGGGACATCCCTCAATGCTTGGCGATACAAAACATAACTGTCTTTAACAGCTTGTGGCACATCAGCGGCTTGAGTCCAATCTGTAGCAACTAACCTTGCATTTCGTTCTGCACGAACTTCAGCGGCTCTACGGGAATCAGCACCAACAAGATAAGCCGCATCTTGTGCGTTCAACTCCGCAATTTCTTCAGACGTTAAATTGATTCTTATGCCATCAACAAATTTGTGTGTGTACATGATTAAGTAATTCCGTAAAGTTTAATGTTGCCTGATGCAATGTTTCCAGAACTAAATTGAAATTTAATTGCATTTGTTCCTGCTCCAGCGTTACATGAACCGCCACCAAAAATAGGCGTGAACCCAAACACAGATTCGTTATACCAAAATCCTTGGTAGTAGAACCCAAAAACATTTGATACAGAAGGGGCAGGTATTGTCAAAGTTGAACTAAACCCACCAAGAGTAGCTGTGTTCCCAACACTAACCCATTGAAACTGCGAATTCCCAAAAGACCTATTGTTATTGTAGGAGGAGTTATACAAAACAAGGTATTCATCTTCGTATGAAGTGCTTACATACGTTGACCCATTATCTGTTGAAATGTACAACTGAGGAGAAGCATTGTTTGAGGCAGGAACAACACGATTAAATTGGAGAACATAAGATGAATATGTTGTTGTCAATCCTGTAAAAATTGCATTTGCGGTGCTAGAGGCAGTAACTGTACTAATTAGTGTCATTGCCCCAGAACTAGGTGTTGACCAAGATGGCAAGCCTGACCCAGCACTTGTAAGCACTTGCCCGTTACTACCAGCCGCACCAGCTAAAGTTAATGCTGTAGTTAAATTTGCTGATGCGATTGTTGGTGCAGTCAGGGTCTTGTTTGTCAGGGTCTGTGTTGCTGTAACACCTACTACGTCAGTAAGTGTGTTGCTACCATAAGCAATGGTTTTGTTTGTCAGCGTTTCTGTACCTGTCAAAGTAGCAAAGCCACTAGCAGTAAATGCCGCTTGAGTCCAAGCCGATCCTGTCCACACATACAGAGTATTGACTGAGTTGTTCCAGTACAAAGCACCTGTTAACAGAGCATTTCCATCATTGTCAACACTAGGAGCAGAAGACTTAGAACCTAAATATCGGTCATCAAAAGCATCGTATGAAGCTGCCGCATTGGTTTCACTTGTAGCCGCATTGCTTGCACTTGTAGAAGCGTTAGAGGCACTTGTTGAAGCATTTGAAGCACTTGTTGCCGCATTAGAAGCAGAAGTAGCTGCAGCAGTAGTCGAACCAAATATCGAATCTATTTCAGTTTTGGTATAAGCATTTGTAATGTTATAGCCAGCAATCGTTGTAGGATTTGTTCCCGCTGTAGCACGACCATAAGTGTCAAAGGTCACAGATTGGTAAGTGCCTGGCGTTACACCAGAAGAAGCCAAATCAATGTTGTCCGAATTGACAACAATACGACTAGCAGATGCTGTTCCTACATCAAGAGTGTTACCTGTCTTTGTAAGACCATTACCCGCTGTAATTTGTCCCGCACCTGAGAACTGCGCCCATGTAATCGATGTACTTCCCAATGTTCCACCTGCATCTATTGTGCAAATAAAACCAGAGTCAGCGTTAGTTGTGCCTTTTTCAACAAAGGTAAAAGCTGCCACCAACTCAGCATAAGTGTCAGCATCGGTTGTGCGTGTCCATGAACCAGTTGCACACAAGTAAATACCATTATTAGAAGCAGTAGATTGGTCTTTAACTAAAACCCGATCACCCGCAACAATCGATATGCCATCAATGGTTTGTGCGCCAGATAAAGTGATATTTGCAGTAGTAGCCGCAACCACAGAGGCTTTAGCATCAATACCTTGGGCTAGTG